ATGACGATTGCGTTGTTTGAGGTGGACTACCACCAACGGGACGTCATCTACTATTTCCCCACCAAGGTGATGGCCACCGAGTTCTCCAAGACGCGGTTTGACAAGGCCATTGACCTATCCCCCCACCTCAAGCGGGTTGTGACGACCAAGACGGAGTCCCTCAAGCAAGTTGGCAACGCCTCGTTGTACATCAAGGGCGTCAACTCGGAGGCATCCCTCCGCGGCACCTCGGCCGGGCGGATGTTCTTTGACGAACTTGACGCGTGGACCGAGCGCCAACAATACATGGCGGAGGAACGCGCCTCGGGTCAAAAGGGCGGGGACAAAATGATTTGGGGGTTCTCCACTCCGCGGTTCCCCAATTGCGGCATCCACAAGCAATACCAAGAGTCAACGCGGGAACACTTCTATTTTGATTGTCCGCATTGTGACGAGGAAATTGAACTCCTTTGGGAGGATTCGGTTGAGGTTTGTGGGGATTCGGTTGATGACCCGCAAGTCCATGAGTCCTACCTCAAATGTAGCAAATGTCAAGGCAAACTTGACCACGAGACGAAAAAGGAATGGTTGTCAACCGGCCGGTGGAAAGCGACCAACCCGGACGCGGACCCGAAAATTGCGCGAGGGTTTTGGATTTCTCAACTCTATTCGCCAACGGTCACCCCGGCGGAGTTGGTCATTGCCTACCTTCGCGGCTACGGGGACGAGGCGGCGCGGCGCGAGTTCTACAACTCCAAGTTGGGGCAACCGTTCATTGAGGACGCCCACCAAGTCAACGATTCGCAGATTGACACGGCCACGAAAAAATACTCCTTGGCGGCAACAACTCTCCCATTCCGCGAGAAGGACGGAATCGTCACACTCGGCATTGACCAAGGCGGCCCGGTCCACCATTGGGCGGCCGTCAAGTGGATGTTTGACGCCAAGAAGGTTGGTGACCCTAATGACCGCGCGCGCGGGCGCCTCGTTGGGTGTGGGCGGATTATCCAAGATGATTGGGCAAGTATACACGCCCTCATGCGGGCCTACCAAGTTTGGCGTTGCGTGATTGACTATTTCCCGGAACCCACCTCCGCGCGGGTGTTTGCGCGAACGTTCAAGGAGGCTGTCTACCTATGCCAATACATCAAGGGGGCGGCGGCGCGCGAGGTCCGGATCACGGAGGATGACTACGGCGCCCACCTCGTCCGGGTGGACAAGGTGAGTTGGTTGTCCAAATCCCTCGGGCGCGTCATGGTAGGGGAAATTGAACTCCCGTTGGATTTACCGTTGGAGTTTAGAAAACACCTCAAGGCCCCCGTCCGGACCCTCCGGGAGGTTGATGGCCAATACGTGGCGGAGTACGTGGAGACGGGACCGGACCACTACGCCCACGCCCTCAATTACGCGGAAATCGCGCTCAAGGTTTTGGACCCGGCCCTAAATTCCAAAACTATTTTGACCAATATTCGCGAATAATTCGTTTAACCAGTTGAACTTGAACAAATGGCGGAACCTATGGCAATAATCAACTTTTCCAAATTAGTGGGCGAAAACCTACAATCCGAACTCCAAGACAAAACGGATTGGGTGGAGTGGCGGTACTGCTACGGCGCGGGCCGTCAATTCCGGGATGAGTACCTTGAGCGGTTCTCGGACCGCGAGACCAAGAAAGAATACAATCGGCGGCGGGACCTCACCCCTATCCCCGCATACGCCCAACTTGAAATCAACCGAGTTAAGAACGCATTGGCGCAACGATTCCCGGACATTGACCGGCGCGGCGGTTCCAAAGCGTGGAGAAACGCGGTTGCGGGGAACGAGCGCGGCGTTGACCGGCGCGGTTCCTCCATGAACTCATACGTGGCGAAGTACCTCCTGCCGGAGGCCCTCGTCATGCGTAGGGTTGGGGTTCTCGTGGACGCTCCGCGAGTCAACGGAACATCGGCGGCGGACATCCCCGAGAATTTCCAGCCCTACCTAAATTATTACCCGGTTGAGCACATTGAGCGGCTAATACCGGCCTCGGTTGACTCGGTCTCCGATTGGGCGGCCGTCATGCTCAAGGACATCAACCGCGAGTTTGACATCACCACGGGCGAGGTCACGGACGTGGAAACGTTCCGGTATTACTACCTTGACCCGGACCGTGACAACCAAGTCACAATCGCGACGATTGACAAACAAGGAAAAGAAGTCAAGTCCCAGGTGGAAACGAATTTGCGGGCTATCCCGTTTGTGATGGTTGATATTCTCCAAAGTCTCATCAAAAACGTTTGTTCCTACCAAATCTCCCACCTCAACCTTATCTCGGCCGATACATCCTACGCCATTGACGCCAACTACCCCCTCATGGTCCGGCAGCGTGGAAACGCGGTCCCGGCCCACCTCCTCGGGGAGGACAATGAGGCGGACATCGGCGCGCAAAAAGGGTTGTGGTATGACAAGGGCCTCAACGCCCCCGCATTTATCAACCCCTCGGTTGAGCCAATGAAAACGTCATTGGAATTGCGTAAGGCATTCAAGGAGGAAGTCCACGAACTTGTCACGGGCGCCTTGGCCTCGTTGGGCGATGATGGCACCATGGACGCGGGGTTGGCGTTCATCGGGCAATGTCTTGAGGACGCGGAATCCCGCATTTGGGATCATTGGGTGGTTTATGAGTCCCGGGACCCGAATGGGAGAAACACCCCCCAAGTGGTCTACCCGGAGGATTGGTCACTCAAGACGGACGCGGAGCGGTTGGAGGAGGCCAACTCCTACATTGACGTCATGAATAAGTTGACCGGGCAAACCGGCAGAAAAGAAGCGAGCAAAACGGCGTATGAGCGGTTATTCCGCGGGCGGTTGTCAATGAAAGTCCTTGACGCCATCAAGGCCGAAGTGGACGCGGCACCTTACACCACCGCGGACGCCAAGATCATCATTGAGGCGAAAAAGGAGGGTTTGGTATCGGTAGAAACGGGGGTCCTTGCCCTCGGATTCAATCCCGATGAAGCGGAAAAGGCCAAGAAGGACCAAGAGGACAAGGCCAAAGCAATCGCGGACGCACAAACGGACCAAAAGTTTGGCGGCCCCGGCAACCCGGACGCCTCCGTGGACCCCAAATCAAACTCAATCGCGCGTCAAGGGGATGACCCGGCAAGCGGCGTCAAAGGGCGCGGCGAGGGCGCGGACAACAATGAGGACGGTGAATAATGGCAACATACGGATCACGGGCACTTGCGGACACCTATTTTGCAAGTCAACTCTACGCCACGGATTGGACCGGCGCAAGCGACGGAGATAAAGACATCGCGTTGGCAATGGCCACGGAGGCCATTGACTCCTTGAAATACAAGGGCGTAAAATACGCGGTTTGGGCGGCGATGATTGCGGACGGTGGGGATTCAACCAAAACGTCCGATTATCTCCTCGGCCACACGGACCTCACGGAATTGGAGTTGGAGGCGGCATACGCCACCCAAGTCAACCAATTCCCCCGGGACTCCGAGGACACGGACATCCCGGACGCAATCCTATGGGCCACCTATGAGGAGGCGAAATCCCTCCTATCCGGACGAGACGCACAACAAGAGTTCCGCAACTTGGAACTCAACTCGGACGGCGTTGGTTCTAATCGGGTGACGATGGACCGATCCGGCACCTACCCGGAACACACCCACCACCAAATCACGTCACCATTGGCGTGGAAGTACGTCCAACGTTTTCTTGACGACAACAACACTTTCAAAATCACGAGGAGTTAATTATGGGCATTTTTCAGGATTTTCTTGACAATGCAAAAACCTTCAAGTCCACGGACCCCGTGGCCCGTTACATCCAAGGCGTTATCAACCGCCAATTGGACCCGGCGAACCCAACGGCGGCAGCGGCAACCAACGCGGTCCATTCGGTGGCAACGTCAACTCAAACCTCCGGCAACATGACCCTCACGGTGACGTTGCGGAACGGCGAGACGTTCACCACGGGCAACATTGCATTCAACGCGGCAGCGGCAACGATTGAATCGGCTATTGACTCGGCGGCCACCACGGCCTCCATCACGGGTTGGACCAACGGGGACATCACGGTCTCCGGCGGCGCGGTCAACGTGGCCCCGGTTGTCCTCACATTTGACGGAACATCCGTTGCGGGTATCGCCCACCCGGTCACGGTTTTGACCGACGTGGACGGAGCGGGCGGCGCGTGGGGCGCGGTCTCAATCACAACCAAGGGGCAAACCATCCGGCGCGCGTTGGGCGTTTTGTTCGCGTTGAGCGTCCTTGATGACGCCACGGTCCCGGAACAACCGGCGGACGTCTCGGTCTCGGGCGTGGCTATCGGTTCGGCGGACCGATACGGCAAGTTTCCCCAAAACGTCCTCCGGGACATCGCGCGAGAAGCGGCGGCCGAGGATGACAACAACAACACTTATCACACCGTCATTGAGTCCTTGGGGATTCAAGACCGGGCCCGAGCGGCGGAACGCCTCGGCAATTCCTCGGAAGTTTGACAAAATTGAAAGTTTTTTGACCCAACTATAACGATTATTCGTTTAATGAACCGATGGGACGATTGTTCCCAAACCGAACGTGGGCGGTTTTCCCACGGTGGGCGCCTTAGAACTTGGGCGGAGGCAAGGCCCGGAATTATCCCAAGGAGATTGAGAAACCATGTCAGACGTAGCAAATGACCAAGGCGGCGACCAAGTAGCGAACGATTCAACCCCGGCGGCACCGGCAACCCCGGCCACACCGGCACCGGAGCAAAGCCAAGCGGCAATCAACGCGGCGGCAGCAAAGAACCGGCGAAACCTACAACGAGAACTTGCCGAGGCGCAAGCGAAAGCCAAACAGTTTGACGCCCTCCAAGCGTCCATCCAAGCCAGTTTTGACGGCGAGGGATCGGCGGAGGAAAAGTTGGACCTCGCGGCGGACGCACTTTTCCAAGCGAAAAGCAAAGAAGAACAAGCCACCGAGTCATTGAGCAAGATGGAAGCACGCCTCAAGCAAGCCACCGAATCGGCGGCAACTAACCAGTCTCGTTTTGAGACGGCGATGATTGAGCGTTCCATCCTTGACGAATCGGCGGACATGGTGATTGATGGCAACGGACGCGAGGGCGCCGTTGAGTATTTCCAACTCAAGTTGGGCCAACTTGCAAAGGTCCAAGAGGACGGCAGCGTCTTGGTTGAGTGGAAAGTCACGGACGCGGAGACGGGAACCACGGCGACAAAATTGGTTCCGGTCAAGGAGGCCCTCAAGGACATGGAGTCACAACCAACAAAGTACGGGCGCTATTTCCGCTCAACCGTCAATGGCGGCGCAGGTGGAGAAACGGTTGACGGAGTCAAGCGGACCCCGGACGGCGGAGTGGATTTCGCAAACATGGATTTCCAGAAATTCCAAGAATTGGCAAAGAAAAACCCGTCCCTCCTCAATGAGGCGGCGGGAAAACTTGAATTTTGATTCGGTCTACTTCGGCGGGTTGCCGGTAGACTACACACCTTTTTCTCACGGAGAAGAAAACTATGGCTAACAGCCTATCGGCGGCCCTACCTCAGTTTTGGGCCAACACTGCATTGATGACGTTGATGGAATTGACCCCCGCGGTTGGCGCGGTCAACAAGCAATTTGCGCCTCAATTGGCCCGCGCAGGCGACCAAGTGAACGCATACCGCGCCGAGCGCCGGACCATCCGACGTAAAGACGGTGCGGACAACAACACCGAAGCGGACGCCACATTGACGGCCGTTCCCGTTGTTCTGGACCAATACTTCTTTGATTCGTTCGTTATCACGGACGAGGATGAAGCGTTGTCCATCGCGCAGTTGACGGACCTTTTCCTCGTGGAAGCGGTCAAAACGATTGCCCTCGGCGTTGACCGAGCAATCCTCGGACGCGTTCACGCGTTCTTGCGTCAAGGAACCCCGAGCAAGCGCGCCGGGAAACTTGAAGGAATGACCACAAGCAACGCCTCGGATTACATCCTTGAGGCCGAGGAAGTCCTTGCGGACAATTCGGCACCAATGGAAGGACTCCGAACGGCAATCGTCCACCACACCGTCAATACCAAGTTGATGGGAACGGACGTTTTCCAACGTGCGGACGCTCGTGGCGGTAGCAATACCATCATGACCGGCGAAGTTGGCACCGTGTACAACACGCGCGTCATCATGAGCCAAAACGTCAACTACGTCCGCGCATCGGGCGCAGACACGCAAACCGGCGCAATCAACAACTCCGGCGGTTATGCCGCGGGCGTGGCTACGGCCTTGACCGTGACGGACCCCGGTGACGATTGGGTTGTTGGTGAGTATGTTGTGGTTGAGGGCAATGACCAACCCACATGGGTTGAGACTACGGCCTCCGCCACGTCCATCACTCTCAATGAGGAACTCAAGTACGCGGTTGCGGACGCGGCTGTAATCACGCATTACATCCACGTGACGAACGAAGCAACCGAGCGCGCGGCCGGTTACAAAAAGACCATGAGTTTCACCCACACGAGTGGAAAGAATCTCCAAGTTGGTCAATTGATTTCGTTCGGTACGTCCTCGCGGCACACCTACACGATCATTGAGCGAACCATCACGTCCGCTACGGTCACCGAAGTCCTCTTGGACCGTCCTTTGGAGGCCACCGTGGCCTCCGGAGCGGAAGCATACCCCGGCCCGGCCGGTTCAATGAATCCGGTTCTCCACGAGAAAGCCATTGCGTTTGTCTCGCGCCCGATGCGTGAGAAGAACAAAGGCGCGGTCTCGGCCGTTGCTAATTTTGGCGGCCTCGGGATTCGGGTTTCCATGCAAGATGAATTGGCCTCAAGCGGAACGCGCGTTGTCGTTGACCTCTTGGCCGGTGTGAGCGTCCTTGATGAGGACCTCATGTGCGTCATGCTTGCCTAATCGGTGAGTGATTGTGATTGAAACTGTCCTCCGGCCCCTCGGGGCCGGGGGTTTCTTTTACCACGGA